ATAATCCTCGAAATTTATATTGTTCAAAATGCTGGGCTATTGCCGATAACCATGGAAATGAATCCAGTAAACCTGGATTAAGTGGGAATGTTTGTATTGTAAAAATAGTAGTAGCATTAATATCTTGTAGATATTCTCTATGCCTTACAATCACTCCTCCACTATTCACACTATTAACAACAGTCGGAGGATCAATTCCTCCTGTCATTAAAGTGTTACTATTCACTTGATAGTCACCGAACCCACTTAATAAGCTAGGCACGCCTTTCCCTAATAACCATTTGACTCCTTTTCCCATTATGTCCAAGAAGCCTGGTTCTTTCACTCTCGTTTTCCTAATTCGCCTTTGAATGGGAGCTGCTCTCACCGGAACATACTGCACCATTGAACGTGGGCGTACACGTTGTTGTCCCCTTTGTCTTCTTCGTAAAGATCTGGGCGGGTTTGCCCCTCGTCGTCGTCGTTGTTGGTTGTTCATACTTGTTATTGTATAGTCTTAGCAATGTAAGTCTCTCCTGGCTATAATTGTCATGAATCGGATCAGTAATTTGATCTGCTTTTTCATGATATTCAAATACATATTTATTATAATAATCAATTGTATCTAAATGACAATTAGATAATATAGCCGGATGATTAATTGGTGACAAATCCTTTTTATTATCCAAATAAGTTTCAATACTTAGTTGATCTTGTACACTCAATCCAAACCTTTTCTCAACGAGTAAACGGGTCTTGAATCCTACAGATTTATGGGGTACTCTACCCATATATTTTGCATGCATCTGTAAGAAAATCTCGCGTTCGTATTCATTCATATTCTTCAAGCAGAACGTTTCACCTGATACGCGTAGACCATATTGAGCTAAACTTGATAAAATCGGACAACCCGGATATTGATATGCAAGTGAAAGAGCTTTAGCTTTTAACAGCCCTTTCTTTTTCTTTAAATTTGCATGTGCATATTGTTTGGTTGTCCAACCGAAATCTAACAAAGATGATATTGGATCTGTGACATTTATCATTTCATCCATATCTGCGATTATTCCGCAGAAAGACCCTTCAGTAAGGGTCTCATACTCATCTATTTTTATTATCATTCCTATTTTAGCGAAATCGGCGGTTGTAGGTGTGGGTCCATAAAATGTAAATATCCCATCATCCCCTTCAACTCTTCCTTTAATAGTATCTTTTTCAATACCGATTTCTTGAGCTACAAATAGCATACACATCAAGTTTGTAAATGAATTCCCCAAGGAAGTACACATTTCACCTGACATCCGTGTCGCATCAACAACCATTGTAAATTTATCTCTAAATTGGCAATGATTCTCTCCAGATAATGTTTTGGTAACTATTTCATACCAATCCTGATCTTCTATTTCAGTTGTCATATATTTATATAACTGGAATTCTACCGTGTCCATTAACAACTTAGTAAATAAGGCTTCAAACGCCGTATAATCAGTTCCTATTATCTTGCAACAATCTTGGAATAATTCCCTCTTTATCTCATTTATACGCTCATCAACGGGCGTATGCTTAATAAAATAAGGTAAAGCAAACAATTGTTTCTCTATCAATTTAAATATCGGTCCAACTCGGATCTTAAATTCATCCGTCCGCGAATTAATTGCTCTCGCTGCTTTATAAGTTGGGTAAACCTCATCTTTTTGAAATGAATTTACTTTACAATATCTGTTAATAGATTTCTTGCTTTTGCCTCTAAATGTTTTCACTGTAACTATATTCTCTGGTGTTATTACGCCAGCACGCTCATAGTATACCTTTCTAAAGGCATCTTTTTTCCACAGTGGATAGGGTGCATTTAATATCCAAGTTTCGAAGCTGGTATCTGCATCAGCTCCTAACGGAGTCAAATTTTCCTTCAACCATTTGGCCACAAATACGCGGAACCGTTCCATTGATTTGGAATCTGGTTTAGGTGGTTCCCGCGCAAACCGGCGACTAGCGCCGTCTAACATAGTGTCCAAATCCGAAGGATCTGGGTGAGGGCTGGATGCACCAAGTACATGACACCCGAGGCTAGCTCGTACAATAGGCCTGCCGCCGCAATGATAACTAGTGATATTACTAACATTAGGATTAATAATAACATCAGTGTTATCTTTAAGCTCGGGAGCTGCCGGTAAGCTAACTTCGCATGATCTGTAACCGTATCCGACGGTTTTAACGTGTCTTGGCATCTGATAAAATCCACCCCTTCTTTCAAGTTACGTCTCTGATAAAAATAATGTTTAGAGAGATTATTAGCAAAAATAATCGTATCATTTCTTGAAAATTGGGTCAGATTCATGTATCTATCCTCATTGACTTTCGATACAGTCTTCCCTTGCTGAGTAAATCTATTAAAGATATCAGCAGGATTCATCGTGAAATTGGAATTACTAGGAGACATTATCTGGGCTGCAATTTCCTCAGATATGCATAAAATCGTCTTAGTAGGTATCCACAATTCACGAGATCTTTCCAATGGAGTAAACAGTTCGGCTAATAAGCCATCAGTACAATTAAATACTATCTGTCTAGAATACTCTATATAAGTATACATTGGATCATCATGGACCATATCAGCTGATTTATATTGATCAGCTCTCATGTCAGTATTGGGTTTCTTCAAGGAGGAAGAATCAATTTTCTTCATCTTACATTCCCATGTAAACCAGTTGGCATCATCATACCATTTCCATACTTTATCATCAGCAATAACAGACTTAGGTATTTTAGCAAGTCGTTTTTGTTCAGTTTGCCACTTTTGTTCCATAGCTTGTATGAAACTAGTGTCATCATATATATCTGAACTTAGTTGCTTCCTATAGTCAGCTTCTTCTTGTGATGTAGCTGGTATTTTGGCATTCAAATGAGCCATATCACAGACAAAATCATCAAAATGATCAAATTCATCCTGGGTTATCCTAGTTGCTAGATTGGTTTTATCTTTCCTATCTACAAATACCACTGGATTAAAGAAGTCAAAGTCATCTGCATCATCAAATAAATCAATGACCTTATCTTCCTTCTGCTCTTTTTGCTGCACTGGTTGCCAACAGAGTTTCTTATTAGTCCTCTTGTTATACATCCCATCTTCACATTCATAATAATCAGTTTCACAGCACACTTTCGCGTAGTCCACTATTTGACCATTTCGCGATGTATACCATTTTTCATCTGTTTGAGTAGGGATATTAACATTCTTATGTTGGCGTTTTCCTTGAAGTCTTTTACTTCGCTCACGTTTTATACTATGTTCAGTCTTTTGCTGAACACCAGATCGTCGACTGGGTACTCGTCCTTCTTCAGGACTAACCATTTTGTTGACTCGTTTTACGGCAACTGGAGTAGGCTTAACTCCCCTTAGACTGTTAGCTTGGGTCTTAGGCGCTGTGTCGGGGACTTTTTGCCATACATATCTCAATGAATCAATATATTCGTCCATTTTATATTGGCAATAATATGAGTTATCAATTCCACCCATGTCAAAGTTATCATGGATCCCATTACAGGCATTTCTGCCAGTGGAATTATTTATAATTTTTAACTCTCTTTTCAGAGGTACAGCGTTTCGATCGCTAATAGTGCTTTTAACAACTTTTCCCTCCCGGGTCAAGCTATCAACGTCTACTGCGCTGTATGATGTAGCCCCT